TGGCGAGCTCGGATGCGCCGAACGGCAGGAAGGTTTCGATCAGCCCACCCGCGGCTGAACCGGCTATCTGCCCGCCGTACTCGATGGCGCGGTTCGCCAGCTTGATTGCGGTCTCCGCCGCGATGGCGGCCACCGTTCCGGCGCCGGGTGCCATCGCATCCAGTGCGGGCCCGGCCGCGCCGACGGCACCGGAGATCAGGTCGCTGCCGGGGATGTTCGCATGGCCGCCCTGCGGGTTGGAGTACGGTTCGAGTCCGCCGTAGGTGGTGGACGCCGGGTTGGGCACGATTCCTGACGGCAGCGGCAGCCCTTCCCCGCCGCCGGAGGTGGGCATCTGTCCCCTGCTGCCCCAGACGCCGGCGGTGCTGTTCGGCGCGGGGGACGGGCCTGACGGTAGTCCCAGTGCGTGGGGCGTCGGCATGCTCGGGCTACCGGCTGACGGGTAGATGCCGCCGGTGCTGCTCGTCGTGTCCCGGCTGACGGCCATCGGGCCGAAGCCGTAGGAGGCACCGCCGAAGCCGCCCGCTGCGCCGTAGGCGCCCAGCAGGCCCACGCCTCCCTGTGCGCCGCCGTTGGCCTGGCTGACCGCTCCCAGCATGCCCAGCATCGGCGCCGCTGCCAGGTTTGCGATGAACTTGGTCAGGTTTTCGGCGATGCCGGCGAGTCCCTTGGAGATGCCGAAGTCGGAGTCGATTCCCGCACCGAACTTCTCCATGCTGCTCTTCGTCTTGTCGAGAGTGCCCATCCGCGCCTTGATCAGGTCGTCCTGCTTAGCCTGCAGCGCCCACTCCTTCTCCTGTTCCTTCCACTTGGCGTCGCTGATCTGTTCTTCTGAGGCGAAGTTGCTCTGCTCCAGGGCGATCCGCTCTTTGCGGGCCTCTTGCAGGTCGTGTGCCGCGCTGACCACTGCGTGGTCGGCTTCGAGCACCTTCTGTGGGTCGACCTGTCCGCGCCTGCCGTTGCCGTATATCCCCAGCCCCGGCATTCCCTGCCCCGGTTTGTCGACCCGTCCGCCGGGCATGCCGTCGGGCGCCCAGTGCACGTGGTCGGTGTGCCCCGCCAGGGTGTTGGGGTCGTAGGCGCTCGGGTTGAACTGGCCGTTGTTGATCAGGCTGCCCGGGTCGAATCCCGGTCCCTGGTAGATGAGCTCCTTGGTCTGGTCGAGTGCGTTCTGTGCCACCCAGTTGGCCAGGTTCGCCATCTGCTCGGGACTGCCCTTGAAGTCGAACGCATAGCCACTGTCGTGGAGTCCGCCGTCCCTGGGATGTGAGGCGTTCTCCCAGCTCCCGGTGCCGAAGCTGTTGGGGATACCGAAGTTGGCCCGCACCCATTCCCTGATCGAGTTCTCGTCGGCCGGGCCACCGCCGGTCATGCCGCTGCCGCCGCCGCCCATGCCCGCGTACGGGTCGACTGTGTAGTCGCTGGGGTTCAGTCCGGCGATGATCGCGTCGAGCTGGTCGCGCTCGGAGGGACCGGCAGGTCCTTTGGCCGCCGGGCGTGGGGGTACCGGCCGGTCCCCGCGCTCCGGCGGCGGTGCGCCTATGTCTATCTCCGGCGGCTTCCAGCCGGGTGGCTTCCCGCGGCGCTGGTTGTTGTTGTCGGCGGTCGGGGTCTGCGATGGAGGGGCGAAACCGCCCGGTGGCGTGAGGCCGTGATCCCGGTACCACTGCTCCTTTTCCCTCTTGGCTGTCGGGCTGTTTGGGTTCAGGAAAGAATCGTCATTTTGTCCGGTGAGGTTGTTCCAGGCGTCGGTGATTGTGCGGATGGATGTGGCCAGTCCGTGAATGGTGTTTGCGAGGGTTTCGATGTCCGTCTTGAAGTTTTCGATGTTCTTCTTGCCGTCTTTGGCGAAGACGTCGTAGATCACGCCGCCGATTCGTCCGAAGGCATCTGCGATTTCCTTGACCGCGTCAATGCCGTCTTGCATCCAGGTCCGCAGGTCGCCTGATTCACGCGCGTCACTGACCCAGCTGGCGAAGTTCGCGGCCAAATCGGCGACGTCGGTGCCCAGACCCGGCAGCAGCTCTGAACCTTCGGCTATGAGATCGAGAATCGCGTCCGTGAATGATTGGGCTGCCGGCGCGGCGTTTTCGAAGGCTTGGGCGATGTTCTGCATGGTCTGCGCCATGTCGGACTGGCCGCCGGCCGACATCAGGGTGTCGAAGACGCCGGACATCGCCTGGTTGAACGATCCTGCGATGCCGGTGGTCAGTTGCTGGACCTCGGGAAGGTAGGCGTTCATGAGGTTTTCGATCTTGCCGCCGATTCCGCCGAAGTCGGCGAAAAAGGCATCCTGGGTTGCGTTCTTCAGCACGGTGAACTGCGGCATCAATGCCTGGATCGACAACGCCGCCTGCTGGGCGGCGGGGGAGAGTCCCTGGATCGCCTCAGCGAATTTCTTGGGGTCGCCGATCTCTTTGATGGTGTCGCTGAAACCGGCGGTGGCCAGCTTCATGGTGCCGAACCCGGCCGCGGCCGCGGTCAGGGCCGCAGGCAGGGTCAGGATAGACTGCGACGCTGTTACTGCGATGCCAATCAGGTCGTCGAGTCCCGAGATCAGCAATGGAAGCGCCGCAACCCCCGTAATCGAACCGAGTCCTCGGGTGACCTTGAACGCCGTCATACCGATGTCGCTCAGTGCGTTGGTCAGTCCCCTGCTTCTGTGTTCTATGTCGGTTGTGTTCCGTGCCATGTCGAGGAATGACCTGTCTACATCCTTGTTGGCTTGAATTACCGACCTCATTGCCCCGATATGGTCACGGTGGGCATTTGTGAGAGTTCGTGTCGTTGCCTCGGTCGCCCGGTAGGAGATTCGCATCCGCGCGTCGGCATCCATCGCCCGGCGGGTGGCGTCCTCCTGATCTCTGCGTGCATCGGTGAGGTCTCGTGCGGAGGCTGCCAGCTTCTTCTCGTTGTCTTCTCCCGAAGCCAGCAGGGCATTGTGTTTGGCTTCCGTTTTGTTGAGTTCGTCGGTCGCCCGCTCCAGTTGCTCCTTGGCCCGCGCTGCAGCGCGGGCGGCCATCATGGCCCGCTCGTGTGCTGACGCTTCCCTTTCCATCGCGGCGTTCATGGTGTCGACCGACTTGATGAGTTTCTCGTTGGAGCGCTCCACGTCGCGATGAGCTTTGATGACGCCTTTGCTGAATGATTGCCCGGCGTCGTCGCCGATGCGCTCGAAATCGCGCTTGAGCTTTTCGGCGTCTCTTTTCAGCTGCTGCTCGTGTAGGCGGGCGTAGACGTCGATGTGGATTGCCATCAGTCATCTTCCCGGTCGGGCGGCGTGGCGCGGGTGCGGTCGGCGAACGAGTAGACCAGTTCGCGGCGCTCCTCCATGTCGGCGGCTTCCTCGGCGCGTTCACGCTGCTCGGCGATCGTCGGGAACACCTTCATGTCGTTGTCCTTGCCGCCGTGCACTGTTTGGGTGATGGACCGCAGCTTGGACAGCTCGGTGGCGATGTGTCGCCACACGATCTCCTCGTCGCTGTACTCACCGCCGCGTGCCGCCGTCTTGAACGCACCGCGTTCGGGCATGAACTCCAGCAGCTCCAGCAGCTCGTAGGAACTCATGGTGCCCTTGTGCCATTCTGCTATCCGGCGATGGTGGTACTGGGAGAGGTCACTGGCTATCTGTCTCGGGAACTGGCGCCATATCCACTGCGCCTGCATGAGCTTCGGATCCGCGAAACTGCCGCTCACGCGCCATCAGTCCCTGCTTGCCCCATATCTTCCACACGTCGGCTGCATTGCGACCACCCTCACGCAGCAGCTTGTACTTCTGCTCGCCGAGCCCGGCCTGGACCGCGCGCACCGAATAGGCGGGCTTGATGAGCACTCCGTCCTTGCGGTGCGGGCGCTTCAGCGCGCCCGGCTGGGTTTCGGCAGGCAGTACCACCCCGGTCTCGTGGCCCTCCTTGTCGAGGAGTCGTTGCTCGGGGATGAAGATGTCGGGTTCGCGATCGTAGGACTCGATCTCGAATCTCAGTTCCTCGTACTCGGTCATCTGCTCGTCGTCGAGCATCCCGAAGTCGGGGTGCGGCGGGATCATCAGTGTCCGGCCGTCGTCGAGCTTCAGCGGGGTGGCGGCGAACATCGAGTCGTAAGCCTCGGCCTGTTCTTGTGCATCGTTCGCCGGCGCGGCGGTGGGCAGTTTCGTGGGCAGGTTCTGGGGGTCGGTCGCCATATCGCCAGGATATTGTCGGAAATTCCAAAATCGGTTAGGTTTCCGATATGAGCAAACAGGGCTGGATCGGTGACCTGTTAAGGCACCGGATCCGTTCCGAGCGGGAGCGTCACGACTGGTCTCAGACTCAGGTCGCCCAGGCCCTGTGCCAGCACCGGATCGAGGCCCGCACGAGCACCGTCGCCAAGATGGAGTCGGGCGAGCGGGGGGTGCGCGCCGACGAGCTGATCGCGTTCGCCGACATCTTCGGGCTGTCCGTCGATGCGCTGGCGGGCCGCGGAACCAACGGCCTGGACGTGGTGTGGGCCGCTTCCCGGCTGACCTCCACGGCGCACCGGATGGTCGGCGAACTGCTGATTCTGCAGAAGCGCATAGCCGATGAGACGCAGGATCTCATCGGCTATGCCGACCGTGACTGCAAACGCGACTCTGTCGCCGACCTGGTCGAGCGCGCCAACCGCGCGCACGGTGCTTTGCATCGGGCGCGGGAGAACCTGACCGCGGTGTCGCGGCAGTTCCCGTTGATCGGTGTGCGTTAAGAGGTGGTGAAGGTGTTGGACACCTGCGACGTGGTCGAGTTGCCGTTGGTGCCGGTGGCGATGAGCCGCGCCTTGTAGGTCGTCGCCGTGACGAGTCCGGTGATGTTGTAGGTGGTGAAGCCTGCACCTGGGGTGTCCTCGGTGACCGAGCCGATGGTGGCTGCCGACCATGACGTGTACGGCGACACCGCTGTTTCCGCGGTGACTGTGAACGGGTCGCCCGCGCCGGTCGGGTCGGCTGCCGAGACCGTCGCGGTGGTGGCCGCCGTCTGGGTGCCGATCGGTGCCGAGCCCGGCCATACCGGCACGCCGCCGATCGCCGTCCAGCCGTCGCCGGAATGCCATTCGTTCCACAGGATCGGGACGAGTTCGTCGGAGTCGGGGTCGGCCGGGTCCTTGCCGACCAGGTACGGGTCGGGCAGGACCGTGTAGCCCAACTCGCCGGCGTCGGGATCGGTCTTGCTGCGCCGGAACGCGCCGATGTTGGTCAGCTTGCAGAGCGAGTAGCCCTCGGCGGTGAACAGATAGCGCCCGCCCTTGCGCCGTGCGAATATCGCGACGATCTGACGCTCAACGGATTCGACGTCGATCGGTTTGCCGATGCAGAAGTTCTCCGTGCCTGGGTCCTCCACGATGGGGTTGCCGTCGGTGTCGGAGAGTGGCAGGTTCATCCGCAGCCGCTTCATCAGGGGCTTGAGGGTTTCCACCCCGGTGAAGTTGATGGTCATGCCCTCTTCGGTGAGGTCGGTGTCGAAGGGGACGTTGGACTGCAGGATCATCTGGTTGTCTTCGGAGATGCTCGGCGCTCGCTCAGGGCCGCCGTCCTCGGTCAACGCACCGACCAGCCAGAAGCCCTCGTTGGAGTCGGGATTGGTGACCCATTCCCCGTCAACGCGGATCACCGCGAACAGGTCGTCACGCGGGTTGCCGTCCTCGGCGAAAGGTGACCAGTTGCGCGTCGGCGGGCTACCGGACGTCCACGGAGAGATGTTGGTGGCCGCGCCGCGGTTGTCGCGAATCAGGATGGCGCACAGGCCACCTCGGGTGTTGAATCGCGAATCGACGTCGGAGAAGCCGCCGGCCCTCCATGTTGTTCCTGTGCTCGGAATACTCACGATCTGGTCCTTCCGTCAAAGCGGATTGTACGGGTGTTCTACTGCACCTCCGCGAACGAAAGACCGATGCGGTACCGGCCGACTCTGCGGAGGATCAGTTCGTCGCCGTACTCCACCCGTCTCGGGCGTTCGGCGACGTTCACCCAGTCGATGGTGGCTTTGCGGCCACCGGCCAGGTCGACGTCTTCGAGGTGCCGGGCCAGCAGCAGCATCCGGCGGTGCATCCTGCTCGTTTCGTCGCGGGAGGCCTGCTCGCCCGCCGACTTGTGGGTCAGGACATGCACCGAGAACAGGCAGTCGCTGGTCGACTCCTCCACGGAGTCGGTGCTGGACAGGTGGGTCACCAGGTAGAACGGCAACGGATCTCCGGACCGGCGGGTGTTGGCGACGTGCCCCGCGGCCAGGTTGGGGGTGAGCCAGGCGACGGCGATGGTTTCGTCGTCTTCGACGTCCTCGTCGAGTAGCTCGGTCATGATCCCTCGTCACGGGTATTGACATCGCCTTTTCGGGGATGCCATCGTTGGTCGGTGCCGAACAAGCCGATTGCCGACCTGATCGCGGCGACGCTGCCGTCCGGTTTGACACACCCCGGCGATCCGGAGGGCAACCGGGGTGAGATGGTGATCAACCTGCCCGCGTTCCGCACCGCCGGGCTGCCCGAACAGGTGGCCGAACAGGTTTCCGTCACCACAACCCTGCTCGCCGAGGCGATCGTCCACCTGATCGAGACGGCGGGCGACAGCGAGATCGTGGACCGCGAAGAGCTGACCCGGCTGCGCAACCTGGAGGCCCGGGTGGGCGGTGAGGGCACCCGGATGATTCCGGTGCACTGTCGCTGCGACGGTGGCCGGGCCGATCCGCTGCTGGTGCTCACCGTCAGCGACCGGTCGACGATCGTCGTGGACGGCAAGCAGCTCCTCAAGGGGCTGTCGCGCCGCGGGATCGACTGCCCGCACAAGGTGCTCCGGTGAGTACCGTCAAGCTGACCGTCGACGGGGTGGTCGAGTTCAACGGTCAGCTGGGCTCGTGGGTGTCGCGGCCACCTGAGTTCATCCGCAAGCATCTTGAGCCGGGCGCGGCCAGCCCGGATACGTGGGTGAAGGCCGTCATGTTGTCGATCAGCGACTCGGTGCTGCTGGAGGCCGACATCGACATCGACGTGCGAACACGGCCGACCGGATGGTCGCTGGACATGGATCGGAAATAGTCCCGGCATCATCAGTCTGCCGTTCCGCCGAAGAAGTGCGCGGTCCTGGCCGCGGGGGCGTACTCGTAGGTGGGGGTGTTCGGGCCCCACGGTGAACGGCTGCCGGGATAATCCGGTGCGGTGCCGTATTCGATGAAGTGCGCGATGGGGCTGTGGGTGTACACGTCCCAGGACGAGATGAACCGCCCACGGGCATCGCGACCCTGCTTCACCTTGATCGAGAGGGCATACTCTCCGGTGGTGTAGGGCCAGTCGTCGCCGTGTCCGACGACGGTTTCCGGGCGGACGTTCCACGGTGCCGGTGCCTCGAACTCGACCCAGTAGTCCTTCACCTCGTTGGCGAAGTCCTTTGTTTTGC